CATGTTCGGAAGCGTGCGATCGCTTTTGCGATCTCGCTCCCTACCCACGTCGGCGTCGCTGATGCTGTTAGGCACAGCCACTCCGGCGCTAGCGTCCCCAACGTGACCGCAATTTGCTTGTGCGTTGCGTAGGGGTCCTTGGGCATCAAGGACGAGATGGCCGCGCTACTCGTCGCGGTCTCGAGCCAGTAGATCGTGTTCGCGGCGGCGTACACGCGGGATAGATCCTGCGTGTAGATTTGCCACGACTCGACGAGCAGGCCGACGATCGGCCAGCGGCGTGCGCGGTCGAACACCTCCGTGACAAGGAGGTATGCGGCCGTGGTGAGTACCATGCGCCCCTTTAGGACGCGCTTGTCACTCGCCACGACCGTCTCCTTTACCCCGGCAATCTCTAGCCACCACAGGAACCCGGAGGGGTCCGTAGCGACGGAGTACGGGGACAAGCGCAGCCGGCTCCGAAAGTCGTTCGCGCTCACCTCGGCGTCTTCGTCGTACATCTTCCGCCACGTGAATTTTTCCGTGGGGTAGCCGTACGCATAGAAGATCGCCGAGAACGGCGCGGAGCGGGCCAAGGGCGCGAGCCTTAGGATCGCGCTCGGCAAGCTCGAATACAACCCATACCGGAAGTTTATTATTACTTCGCGCACTCGCGCCTCAATTGAGGGGCGCTGAGTTGCGTAACGGAAGGGAGACAACGCTGGCGGGATGGGTCGGTCGGCGTAGTGCACCTCCAGCACTTTTTGGTAGCTGGGGAGCGCTAGGGAGGTCCGCAAGCTGCGGAGCGCCCCCGCCTGTGCGCGGGTGTGCTTCGTAGACGCACCCGGACTTACGCGGGCCGACTCGATGTGTCCGGCTTCGTCGCGTTCGACGATGAACGTCAATGGGATGCGAGTTCGCGCATAGAATTGCGCGTCCTCCATCCACTCGGTGGCGATCATGTCGTATAGTTCGCGATCGTGCGCGGTTAGCATCGCGTGTCCCACATCGCGCGAGAGGAGGTACTCTCCGAGCTCACCTTGCGGAGAGCCGGAGCGCCGTGAAATGTATGCGCCGCGGCGGGTCAGGAGTTGTTCCCGGTCCGCCACGCTCGTGTACTTCGGCACCACCTCGCGGACGCGCCGGATTTCGTGCGCGTACGGCTCCGCCAGCGTGGCGCGCCGACCCAGGTATGTGAGGTCGGTGATAGCGCCGCGCCCCTCAATGCGGAGATCCAGCCCGAACACCTCGGCGAAGATTTTCGCCAGTGTGTCCGCGTCCAGATCGGAGTCCGTTCCCCACACGTTATCGTCCCCGGTATTGTGGACGGTGTTGTACGTGTAGAAATCGCCTGGTGGCAGCCCGGTCGCGATTGACCAGGCTGCCACCATTAGTGCGCGCATGCCCCAGGTGTTGTCCCAGGACGTGGCACTTTGCCCTGTCCCGCCCCCTCGCTTCTTTTCGAAGACGAGGCCGGTGGGTAGGTCCACGATGACAGCGTTTTGCATTGCGACGTATTTTTGTCGCAGCGCGCTCGCTGTTTCGGGGATCCCCCCGTCCTGCGCGCCCAGCTCTGCCAGGCGCGTCAGGACGAGGAAGACAAATTCTGGGCAGTTGGCGTCGAATGCGGTCACATCCGCCGCGAAAATGGTTTCGCGGCGTGCCACCGTTCCGAAGACTTCCCCCAGGTACGCACCAGTGATGGGAGCCCCGATCCCGATGTTGGCGGGGCCCCACATTGGCCGTTTGTTGCGCTCCAGTTGATACACCTGGTCGATGAAGTAGGACGAAAGGTCCTGCGCGACGACCGTGCGGAGTTTTCCTGGGCGCGACACCTTCGCCGCATCCACGACTTGCATTTTTGCGAACTCGTGGTATGCCTGCGGGGGGTACTCACCCCGTTCTAGACGCGCGTAGGTGGATTGGATAATTGAGTCCATCCACCCGCTCGCGATCAGTTCGGAGCGTCGCTTGTACTTCCCGATGAAAGGGAGGCCAGGCGAGTATTTCTTCACGAGGAAGTCCCGCACCGTCTCCGGGCGCACCACCCCCGGCGCTTTGAACGCCGGTGTGTGCGCCTCGTAGAGTGCGCGGGCCACCTCGTGTGCCAGGTCCCGCTCTGCGGGGCCAGCGCGGCGGGCGGGGGCGAAGTATCGCTCGATGGACGCGATGCGGTTCGAGTCCGTGCTCATCCACATCCCGTCGATCGCGGGTCGGCCCCCCATCTCCAGGTATTTGTGTACCCGGGCTGTTAGCGTAGGGTCCTCGACGCTCGCTACGGTCTCGAGGAGCGATGGGAAGCTTAGCTCCACATCGCTCACTCGCGGTCGCGCAGGGAGGAACTGCAGGCGCCGGAAAACGTCCGCGCCTGAGACCGGTGGGCCACCCACGTGGAACTCATTTAAGTTCTTCGCGATGGTCGCGAGGGGGCCCCCGCGGTCTTCTTCCTGTTGTGCGAACTCGC